CCCTTTGGGCACACCAGACCAATGGGACGAATATCTTTGTGGTGTCTGGCAACCAAGTCTACAAACTTGACGGCATGACCTCCACGCCCACTTTCTTGGGCAATGTCACCGGCACGGGCCCCGTGTCTATTGCTGACAACGGAACCCAGCTTTTCTTTGCCTGCAACCCTGACAGCTACATCTACAACGAAGTCACCGACGTGTTCCAGCAAATCACCGACCCAGATTTCCCTGGCGCGGTAACTGTGGGCTACTTGGACGGCTACTTTGTGTTCAACGAACCCGACAGCCAAAAGGTGTGGGTGACGTCTTTGTTGGACGGCTTGTCTGTCGATCCGCTGGATTTTGCCAGCACTGAGGGCTCACCTGACGGCTTGGTGGCCATCAACATAGACCACCGTGAAGCATGGATGTTTGGCACCGACTCAATTGAAGTCTGGTACGACGCTGGCTTGGCCGACTTCCCGCTGACCCGCATCCAAGGTGCGTTCAACGAAATTGGTTGCGTGGCCGCGTTCTCAGTAGCCAAGCTGGACAACGGTTTGTTTTGGTTGGGCACTGACGCCCGTGGCCAAGGCATCGTCTACCGAGCCAACGGCTACACCGGCCAGCGGGTGTCCACCCATGCCATTGAGTATGCAATTGCTCAGTACGGCAACATTTCAGACGCGGTGGCTTACACATACCAGCAAGAAGGCCACGCCTTTTATGTGCTGACGTTTCCCACCGGCAACGCCACATGGGTCTACGACGTGGCCACCCAAGCGTGGCATGAGCGGGCGGGTTGGGACAACGGGGCTTTTATTCGCCATCGGTCTAACTGCCAATGTAATTTCATTGGCAACACCATTGTTGGTGACTTTGAAAATGGCAACATTTACAAGATGACCTTGGATGTCTACGCTGACTATGATGAGCCTCAAAAATGGCTGCGCTCATGGCGAGCCCTGCCCAGCGGTCAAAACACCCTCAAGCGTACTGCCCACCACAGCCTGCAACTGGATTGTGAATCCGGCACAGGCTTGGCCACTGGCCAAGGCGATGACCCCCAGGTTATGTTGCGTTGGTCGGATGATGGTGGCCACACTTGGAGCAATGAGCATTGGTCACCCATGGGCAAGATTGGCGCATACTACCAGCGCGTGTTCTGGCGCCGGCTGGGCATGACGCTCAAGCTGCGGGATAGAGTCTATGAAGTGTCTGGCACCGATCCTGTAAAAGTTGCCATCATGGGCGCTGAATTGATTCTGAGCCCGACCAATGCCTGAAAATCTTAATATAACAAACCTACCTTCGTCGCGGGTCGAGTTTATTGACCCTCGCACGGGGTTGATGTCGCGTGAATGGTATCGGTTTTTTTTGAACATATTCACTTTGGTTGGCGGCGGTAACAACCAGACATCTTTGGACGACCTGCAACTCGCGCCCCCGCCAACTCCCGCAACGACAGGCGGCGGCTCAGGTACGGTCACATCGGTTGATGTATCGGGCGGCACGACAGGCTTGACCGCCAGCGGGGGTCCAATCACCACCACCGGCACCATCACCCTTGGTGGCACCTTGGCGATTGGCAGCGGTGGCACAGGCTCCACGTCAGCGGGCGGTGCACCATTCGCGCTCAAAGGGGCCAACACCGACATCACATCGGTCACGCTGACCAGCGGCACGATCACCACCGCACCCACATCAAGCAACGATATTGCCAACAAGTCCTACGTTGACAGCCTTGCTACGGGCATCAATTTTCACGCAGCATGTAACTACGCAACCACGGCGGCTTTAGCGGCCAATACGTACAACAACGGTACTGGTGGCGTAGGCGCAACTTTGACAGCCAACGCCAACGGCGCGTTGGCTGTGGACAGCTACACGTTTGTGTCGCCTGGTGACCTTAACAAGCGGGTACTGGTAAAAGATGAAGCCGCAGGGGCCAACAACGGTGTCTACACGGTTACTCAAGTCGGCGATGCAAGCAACCCCTACATTCTGACCAGAGCAACTGACTTTGATACCGCAGGTTCTGGTGTTGACCAAATTGACCAAGGCGACTTCTTTCTTGTCTTATCAGGTACGGTCAATGCCAACACATCTTGGGTGCAACAGACCCCGCTGCCAATCACAGTTGGCACCACTGCGCTGGTGTTCATTGAATTTGCTGCGGTGCAAACATACACCGCTGGTACAGGGTTATCCCTAACTACCAATCAGTTTTCAATTACCAATACCGGCACGGCGGGCACCTACGGTTCAGCCACACAAACGCCGGTATTGACCACCAACGCCCAAGGTCAGGTCACAGGCGTCACAGACACTACCATTACGCCTGCCGTGGGCTCAGTTACGGGTTTGGGTACTGGGGTAGCAACTTTCTTGGCCACGCCGTCTAGCGCCAATTTGGCGTCTGCAATGACCGATGAAACCGGCACTGGCGCATTGGTATTTGCTACTTCACCGACCTTAGTGACACCGATCCTTGGCACACCGCAGTCTGGCAACTTCAGCACCGGCACGTTCACTTGGCCAACCTTTAACCAAAACACCACAGGCACAGCGTCCAACGTCACAGGCATTGTGGCCGTGGCCAACGGCGGTACAGGCACGGCCACACCGGCGCTGGTTGCAGGCACCAACGTCAGCATCACAGGCACTTGGCCAAACCAGACAATCAACTCAAGCAACCCTGGTGGCACAGTCACTTCGGTGGCTGCAACGGTGCCGTCGTTCTTGTCGATCAGCGGCTCACCAATCACTTCGTCGGGCACCTTGGCCATTACCTACTCAGGAACGGCTTTGCCTATTGCCAATGGCGGCACTGGCGAAACAACAGCTGCCGCAGCGTTTAACGCTTTGTCGCCCGTTACTACCACCGGCGACTTGATCATTGGCAACGGCACCAACAGCGCCACCAGGCTGCCCATTGGGGCTACCAATTACGTCTTGACGTCTAACGGGACCACAGCGACTTGGGCGGTGGCCAGCGGTAGCGGGGCGACGATCACCAACGACACGACCACGGCCACCAATGTCTATCCTACGTTTGCTGCTGCAACTTCAGGTTCGTTGGCCACAATTTATACCAGCAACGCCAAATTGTTGTACAAACCGTCTACGGGCGAATTTACTTCATCGGTGCATGTTTCTAGCAATGGTATTCAGGTTAACAGCAAAACCGTTTCAACAAGTTACACTATAGCTACTGGAAATTCAGGCATGTCGGCTGGGCCGATCACCATTGCTAGTGGTCAGACCGTGACGATTTCGTCAGGTTCCCGCTGGGTTGTTTTGTAAAAGGTGCTTCAATGACTGTAACCGCCAAAAATCTAGTTCCAGCCAAAACCGTTGAGGCAACGCAGACAACGCAATATATTGCCAATGGCGTGACCACAATCATCGACAAATTTACGGCCACCAACTACAGCGGCTCATCGGCCACCATCAGCGTGAACTTGATCACAGCCACAGGCACCGCCAGCAACGACAACTTGATCGTCAAGCAGCGCACTCTGGCCGCGTCTGAGACTTATATCTTTCCTGAACTTGTTGGCCAGATATTGCCTTCTGGGGGGTTTATCTCCACAATCGCAGGTACAGCCAGCGCCATCAACATGCGTGTGAGCGGAAGGGAAGTCTCGTGAACGTCGTCATTCAAACTTATTGCGAACACCCTGCATTGGCGTATGGCGCTTTAATGGTGTTTAAAACACTGCGGGTGGGGTTTCCGACGGCAAAAATATTGGTAATTGATAATGGCAGCCATCCAGACGTATTCCCTCAAATAGAAAAAGCGGCTCTTGACGTCGGATGTTTGTTCACACCTGCGCCACGCCAGCATTTTTTAGATTTTTACCGTTGGGTATTGTTTGAGCAAACCACCATGAATTCGGTGGTTTTACTTGATCCTGATGTAGTGTTTTGGAACAACGTAGAGCATTGGAAATTTGACGGTTTGATGGCAGGCAGACGCATTCCTGACCTTTACAATTACGGCGTGACTTCTTTGTCTCGGCTGCACCCAAGCCATTTATGGGTGCCAAATGTGGCTAAATTGCGCCAAGCGTTAACAAATACACATGCTAATGGGTTTGACCCATTACGTCAGTTTTCAGCGCCAGCCAACGGCAAAATGTATTTTTGGGATACAGGCGCAGGCTTATACCAAGCCTTGGCAGACAAATGTGAATCCTTTACAGAAAAACAATTAGATTGCTATGACCATCTGTTTTATGGTTCTCATTTGCCTGTTATTCAGCCAGCCTTAAACGACGAAAACGTCACTTATACGGCGCATCAAGCTGCCGCCGCAAATGATTTGGCGTCGCTTAAAGGGATTTGGCGCAAACAAGATATGCAGTTTAAATCACAGCGGCAAAACCCATTAAATGGTGAAACTTTGTTGGCAGAGATGATTGAAACTTGTACCATTCTTGGGCAAGCGCAAGGAATTCAAAGCGGATATGATGCGGCGGTACAAGGTTTACTTAGCAACATAAAGGCTCAACTATGAGCAGTTTGACCAAACAAGAAAACATTGGCCAACTGGCTTTGCGTGAACTTTTAGCATTGGAAAAGCCTGAGCAAACGCTTTTGCAAATGCCTCAAGTCGAATGTTCTGTTGTCCACCATTTTGGGCCTGGTGTGTGCATCCGCGAAGTTTTTATGCCTGCGGGCACTTTGGCCATTGGACACAAACAAAAATTTGACCACCTAAACATTATGTTGCGCGGCAAAGTAATGATTGTCAAAGACGACGGCAGCACTCAAGTGCTGACTGCACCCATGATCTTTACCGGCAAAGCTGGCCGCAAGATCGGGTACGTTTTAGAAGATATGGTGTGGCAAAACATCTACGCTACTGAGTTAACTGACCCAGACGCTGTGGAAGCATGTTTTGTTGAAAAGAGCGAAGATTGGTTGCAAGACCAGCAATCCAAATTGGCGGTTGAAAAACTAACCCGCGTAGAAGACCGCGACGATTATTTCAAACTACTTGATGATTGCGGTATTCCGCATGAGTTGGCTAAACAACAATCAGAAAATGAACATGATCAAAGGTGGGTGGATAGCCAAATTACTCGCGTAGCTGAGTCGCCAATTGAAGGCAAAGGCTTGTTTTTAACATCACCTGTAAAATCAGGCGACATTATTTGCGCTGCCAGAATAGATGGGTATCGGACACAAGGTGGCCGGTTTACCAATCATTCAAAGACACCCAACGCAAAAATGGTTAAATTACCCAACGGCAACATTGATCTTGTTGCGCTGATTGACATTGAAGGATGTAAAGGCGGCGGTATGGGTACTGAAATCACTATCGACTACCGACAAGCCTTGGCGTTGTCAGGCATTGAATTTAAGGAGCCAATATGTCAGCAATAGCAACAGCAATTGTGGTCAGCAGCGGTGTAGGCGCGTATTCAGCAAAAAAAGCCGGTGACACACAAGCTGGCGCAATGGATCGCGCTTCGGAAAGGGAATACCAGCAATACCAACAAGACGTCGCAAGACAAAAACCGTTTTACGATGTAGGCGTCAACGCGTTGCCGGAATTGGTTGAAGCGTCAAGGTATCAACCGTTTACTATGGATAAGTTTCAAGCCGATCCAGGTTACGCGTTTCGTTTGAAAGAAGGCCAGAAAGCCTTGGAGCGGTCTGCTGCGGCCCGTGGTGGCTTGCTGTCTGGCGGGACTGGTAAGGCGCTACAACGGTTTGGCCAAGAGTTTGGCTCGCAAGAATACACCAACGCATTTAACCGCTATTATGCCGAGCGTGATGCTCGTTTAAAACCTTTGCAGGCACTTACAGGCATGGGCCAAACTACAAGCCAGCAACTTAGTAATACAGGCCAGCAGGTAGCGTCTAACATTAGCAACAATATGGGCAGCGCGGCTGCGGCCAGAGCATCTGGGTATGTTGGCACTGCAAACGCTTTGACGGGCGGTTTGAATACATACTTGAATTATTCAAATAGTCGAGACATGGTAAACGCGCTTAATGAACGTAACGCTATGGATAACCCTTGGGGAGTTTCATAATGCCTATCGATCCTAGAATTTCACTTGGTGTTCAGCAGCTTCAAATTGCTGACCCTTTGGTGCAGTATGGGCAAGTGCAAAACATTTTGGCGGCTCAAGATCAAAGAAGAGCTGCGGGTACTCAAAACGAATTGGCGCAAGCGCAGTTGGGTCAAGTTCGGACGTCACTGCGAGAAGCGCAAGAAGCGCAAGAGTACATAACTCAAGTAATGGCCGAAGCCAAAAAGAACAACGCGCCAACTAGCGATCCTATGGACGCGGCTATGTTGATGCTAAAGGATCCCCGCAAACTAGTGCAAGACGCGGGCCAACGTTTGTTTGATGCTAATCAAAAACTTTTGGCGTATCAGCAAGATAAAGCGTTTACAAACCGCACCGCACCGCAACCAATCCAAGTTACTAATCTGCCTCCGGCTGCTGGCGCTCAACCTTTTCCGGAAAAGAACGATGAAAATTACAAAGCGTGGACAGAAGACCAAACAACTAAATTAGACTTTAAAGATTGGCTTAAGCAAAAAACCCAAACGCAAACCAACGCACTTGCGGCTACGGCTGCACCTGCACCTGCTGCGGCTCCCGCGCAGGGCAACGCGCTTGCTACACCATCCAAAGCAAATCAAATACTTGAAGAAATTAACAATTTGCAAACACTGTTTCCTTCCAGCGCCAAAGCAAAAGAGCGAATTGAGTTTCTTTATAAGCAATATGAAACACTTAGTAAACCTTACGTTGTCGGTAGAAATTTGGTAACTGGCGGCGGTGAAAATATATTTACTTCACAACAGGACATTACGCCAACCGACATCAAGAGATTAACTGCAGAGCGTGACGCATTGCCACCAAACCATCCTAATCGACCATTGTATGACAAAGCAATTGCTAATCTTGGATCGGCAGAACAGCTTGCCAAAGACCGATTGAATTTTGACCGCGATAAATTTGCATGGGAAAAAGCCAACCCTGGCTACACAATTCAACAGGCCGAGGACGGCTCAATTGTTGGCGTCAACAATCGAACCTTGAAAGCTTTTCCAGTTACCCTTAGTCAAACTCCACCACCAGCTAATGCGCCATTTGTTGGCGGTGCTGCACCAGCGCCTGCTAATGCAAACAAGCCTAATGCTGCTGTAACTAAATCACCAATCATTCAGCCTCGCGGCGATGCATTAAAAGGCAAATCTTCTGGATTGACTGAGGGGCAAGGTAATGCAGCCATGTTTGGCAGTGCTATGGCACAAGCTCAACAAGTGTTTGATAAAGTTGAAAAAGAAGGTACGACAACAGGTGCAGTTGCAACTAATTTAGCCCAAGGAATTGTCAAGTATGTGCCTTTAGGCGTTGGCGATAAATTAGTAAATGACATCTATGCTTTAGCTGTTAACGACCCAACTAAGTTGTTTGGCCCCGATGTGAATCAGCAAAAACTAGGACAAGCGCAGTTAGCTTTTTCTATTGCTTTTCTGCGAAAAACTTCTGGCGCCATGTTTGGACCATCTGAAGTTGCAAATACGATTATGGAGTATTTTCCAGCTGTTGGAGAAGATGCATCAGTTATAAAACAAAAAGCAGAATCAAGAAAAAGAGCAATTGCAGGCATGAAAATGAGTGCTGGTCGAGAAGGTGCAAAATTTATTGAACAATACGAATCGCCTTCTGCTGGAACATCAGGTTCAGGTAAAAACTCATTTGATCCTTTGGGTTTGTTTACAGATAAATAGGCGGTTGAAATGGCAACACTTATTGAGTTTCGTCAAAAAAACCCCGAATACAACAGTGTTCCAGATGTTGTATTGGCTGATGCTTTGCATAAAAAATTCTATGCAGACAAAATTTCAAAGCCTGATTTTTTTAAACAAGTTGGCCTTGTCGGTGCTGATATACCTGGCGCCGAAAAAACTACAACTTTGCCCAAAGCTGAAGTGTCCTTGCGTGACCGGATCATGGGGCTTGTGGAGACTCCAGCAATCATTGCTGGTAATGTAGCCAGTGCAATTGCAACACCAATTGCCGGTATGTTTGGTGAGGCTTACGGTGGGTATGGAACACCACAGGGCAAGGAAATGGGGCAAAAAGCCGCCAAAGCAACTAGCCAACAGTTTTACCAACCACGCACAGAAACAGGCCCACAAGTTACCAAAGCAATTGGCGATTTTTTGGGGGCTGTTCCACCTACACCGTTGACCAGTGCCGGCACGGCTTTAAGCACCCTTACGCCCGCTGCAATCAACCAATTAAGCCCTATAGTCAGGCAGGCCGTTGCGCCTGCTAAAAACGTGTTGGCAAGCACTTTAAACCGTCAGCAGCCAACTATGCAAGGCATGGGTGCTGCAACTACTGCCGAAGACTTAATGCGAGAAGAGCGCCTGCAAAGAATGAACTTGCCTGCTACAGCTGGTGAGCGCACCAAGTCTTTGGCTCAACAACAATTTGAATCTGACATTGAGCGCGGCGCTATTTCTGGTGTCACTGAAGCCAAAAAGCAAGAACTTATCGAACAAATGGCTAGGTTTAGAGAGCAACAAAAACAAGCCATTTCCCAAAAACTTGAAGGCATGGCCGAGCAAACTGGCGCCGAAATTGCTGACCCGACTCAAATGCGCCAAGTTGGCAAATTGGTTGATAAAGCGTTGGTTGATACATATGAAAAGAAATTCAACGCTTACAAGAAAGCTTATGCAGATGCAGACACTGCCGGCGAGACTTTGCAAGAAGTCCCATACCAAGACATTGTTGATTTCATAAATCAAAAAACACCAACAATGAGACAAAAGCTGGACCCAATTTTGGACTCGGTGGCTGAATCATTAAGGATGAATGACCCAGGCAATAAGGGCACAATTTCAATCCGCGCATTGGAAGACGTATACCAAGAAGTTGGCAAAGTCAAAGGCTCGGCAAATGCCAAGCAATTGAAACAATTGATTGACCAGGCCACCGAAGGCGCTGGTGGTGATCTATACCGCACAGCCAGAGCGCAGCGCAAGCAGCTGGCCAAAGAATTTGAAAATGTGTCTAGAGTAGATAAATTGCTTGGCACCAAAGCTGGTTATGCAGACCGTCAGGTGGCTTATGAGGACATCTTTAAACATGTCATATTGGATGGCAGCCTGGAAGAAATGCGAACCGTTACCAGTTTGTTGAAAAAAGCTGGTCCAGAGGGCAGGCAGGCATATGCTGAATTGCAAGGCCAAACCATTCAACACTTGAAAGATTTGCTCACCAAGGGTGACCAAATGTCGTTTAAAAATTTCAATACTGCAGTCAAGCAATTGGATTATGACGACAAGTTGGTTTATATGTTTGGCAAACAAGGTCGAAACCAAATAGTTGATTTAAGGGATGCTTTAAAAGACATTTTGGTCAAACAGCCTGGCGCTGTTAACTATCCAAACACCGCTGGCGCTGTTGTCAGGGGGTTGGAAGGGCTTGAAGCAATTAGATTCCCGCTTGCAAAACAAGCAGCACAATTTGAACGTGGACGACAAACTAGCAAGCGCCTTGAAGAAGCACTTAAACAGCCAAATCAATTGGCGGCGCCATCTAGATCAAGAAACAGTATGGCTCCATAATATCCATGAAAAAACAACTTGAGGTAACCCAATGGCTGGCTTAACCCCCTCCCCCAAACAACAGATTTTCGGATCGGATGGCTTGCCTCTTGTCGGCGGCAAAATCTACACCTACGCAGCGGGCACTTCAACACCCATTGCTACGTACACCGATTACTTCGCCACCACGGCCAACACCAACCCGATCATCTTGGACTCATTTGGCCAAGCCAACATCTGGTTGATCAACACCACCAGCTACAAGTTCATAGTCAAGACTGCTGCAGAGGTGACGCTCTACACCGTAGACAACATCTCCATCCCCTTGGACTCTGGGTCTTTGGCGTCGCCCCCACCGATTGGCGACATCACCCCCAACACCGGCGCGTTCACCACGCTGTCGGCCACAGGCACGGTCACGTTCTCTGGCCAAGTCAACTTCACCGGCACGGGAGCCGCCAAGTCCAACGTAGGCACCACACCCCAGCGCCCAGCAACGCCCGTGGCAGGCATGTTCCGCTACAACACTACCTTGGGTACCTTCGAGGGCTACGGCACAGACTGGGGCCCATTGGGCGGCGGCGCATCGGGCGGTGGTGGCAACTCGATCTTCTATGAGAATGATCAAACGGTCACCATAGAGTACAGCATCGCATCTGGCAAGAACGCCATGTCCACAGGCCCGATCACCATCGCTGGCGGCTTTGTGGGTAACGGCGTGATCTCAGGTACGATCTTGAGTGTTGACTCTGCAACCAGCGGCGCGCTGTATGTTGGCAGTGTCATTTCAGGCACGTATGTGACCCCAGGCACTACAATCAGCGCGTTTGCTTCTGGCACTGGCGGCATCGGTACTTATGTTGTTGACACATCGCAAACAGCCATCAGCGGCGCGATCACGACAACTGTCACAGTCACTGTCCCTTCTGGCTCACGCTGGGTTGTTTTGTAAAGGAAATATATGTCATCAGTCGTTATCTCAGGAGACACCAGCGGGGCTATCACAGTCGCAGCGCCCGCTGTGTCTGGTACAAATACGCTGACGCTTCAAGCTGCCACTGCGACAAGTGCTGTCAATACGTTGGGCACTGTCAACGCTGGTGGCACAAATCCTTTTCCAAGCTCTGGTGGGCCAGCTGTTGTTGATTACACAGGTTTGCCAGCTTGGGTTAAAAAAATTACTGTGATGTTTGTAGGAGTAAGCACATCAGGTACTTCTCCCATTCAAATTCAAATTGGCAACACCTCACCAGAAATTACAGGGTATTTAAGCGGAGCTCAAACTGCGGGTTCTGCCGCCAATATTACTTCAGGATTTTCTTTAGAGCAGTCTTGTGCAGCTACTTCTGTTAGACATGGAATGGCATTTATTTCTACTTTAGGTTCTAATGTTTGGTCATACTCAACTATTACAAATAGATCAGATACCGCCGCAATCTCTTGGGGAAGCGGGTCAAAAACAACTTCTGGCACATTAGATCGCGTCCGCGTCACAACCGTCAACGGCACAGACACTTTTGACGCTGGCACTATTAACATTCTGTACGAAGGATAATCATGTCAATACTTGCTTTAACTTCTGACACGCTGATTGGTACAGCAGCCGCTGGCAACATTGAATATTCCAGCTCAATCTTTACCGGCACACCTATTGGCACACAGCGAGGCATTGTTCCGACTCAACAGTATTACAGACTCAATTCTGCGGTTGTTGGCGCAAACGCTACTGGCGCACAAAGCATATTTGGTGTTGGTGTAACGCTGTCAGCAAGCACTGTGTATGAGTTTGAAATGGTGATGGTTTTATCAAAGACCGCAGGGACTACATCTCACACTATATCTATGGGATTTGGTGGTACGGCAACAGTAAATAATATTTTTTATGAGTTATTAGGGACTTTTACATCAACCATATCAGGAATTATTGCTCCCGATGTCTTAAATTCTAGCGCAACAACTTCTGCAACTGTTATGACAGCGGCAGTTTCATCCGCTGCTTTAGTTTTTAGAGCTTTAATCAAAGGCACAGTGTCAGTCAACACTGGCGGCACATTCATTCCGCAGTACACGCTGTCAGCCGCACCGGGTGGGGCTTACTCCACTGCCATCGGTAGCTTTATCAACATAAACCCAATTGGCGCATCTGGTTCTAACACTTCAGTAGGAGCATGGGCATGAGCACAGTAATCGATGGTTCAGCAAGCGTCACGATCAACTCAGGTGCGGTACTGGGGATTACCTCTGGCACTGCTGTTTCTAACCCAACTAGCCCAGTAAGTACAAGCATTGACTTCACAAGCATCCCATCGTGGGTGAAGCGGATTACTGTGATGTTTAACGGCGTATCAACATCAGGAACGGCAGATGTAATTGTTCAACTTGGTACTGGCGCAACTCCGACCTATACAACATCTGGATATTTGGGTTCTGTTTCCAATCAAGCAGGAACAGTTGAAAATTTTACAAGTGGTTTTAAGGTTGTAAGTAGTATGGCGGCGGCATCTGTTTACCACGGAAATATATTGATTTGTAATGTAACTAGCAACACATGGTCAGAATTAGCCGTTCTTGGAAACAGTAATGCGGGTGGTACTCGTATGTCAGGTGGCTCTATAC